CAACATCGCCGCCGGCATCGTGACCGGACGCACAATCGAAGCGCCGAGCGCCAGTGAGCCGACGCAGGCGCGCTTCACCGTTGATTCGGCGGAGTATCGTGAGGCTTATCTCATGCATCTGCAGGGCCGCAGCCTGAGCGCCGAGCAGCGCGCGGCGGTGACGGCTACTGCGGCGATCCCAACCCAGACGCTCAACAGAATCGTCGGCGTGTTCGATCGGAACCCGATCCTGTCGCGCATTACGATGACCTATATCCCGGGCAACATCACGATCCCCGTGGAGGGCACCGTGAATTCCGCAAGCTGGGTCGCCGTGGGCACGGCTTCCACCGATTCCGATGATACGATTACCTCCGTCTCCCTTGGTGCGTACATGCTCATCAAGACGGTCGAGATCACTGCTGATGTGCAGACCATGTCCATCGATGCGTTCGAGACCTGGCTTGTCGGTCGTCTGGCCAATAAGCTGGAGGCCGCGCTGGACGCCGCAGTCTTTACCGGAACCGGCAGTAGCCAGGCGACTGGTATCCTGAAAACGCTGGATACGGCGACCGGCACCTTCACCAAAGCGAAAGCGACCTATGCGGATCTGATCAAGATCATCGCTGCGCTGCCGACTGGCTATGCGACCGATGCCGTCTTTGTGATGCCGCGCAAGCTGTTCTATACGGACGTGATCGGCATCACGGACACCCAGGGCCAGCCCGTCGTCCATGCGGATGCGGAGTCTCCGGCAAAGCACAACATCCTAGGCTATCCGGTGATCTTGGACGACAATCTGACCGCTGACAACATCCTGTTCGGCGAGCTGTCGTACTATCACATGAACATTGCCCGCGCACCGGAGGTTACCAGCGACGACTCTGTCGCGTTCCGCGCCGGCTCCCGTGTGTATCGCGCCATGGCGCTGGCGGACGGCAAACTGACTGTGTCTGCTGCCGTTGTGCGCTTTAACCGCGCAGCGACCTGATCGTCATCTAAGGTGGGGCTGTAAAGCCCCACCGATGCCGTCGGAGAGGAGGAAACCATATGGAAATTGATCAGGGCCTCTTGACGAAGGTAAAAACCTATCTCCGCATCAGTCACACGAAGCTGGACGATGATGTGGCAGACTCCATCTCTGCCTGCCTGGCGGATCTGCGGGTTTGCGGCGTGCGAAATCCATCGGAGGACACGGAGGATGTGATCGACCCGCTGGTGCTCAACGCCGTCAAGCTATACTGCAAAGCGGAGTATACGGACGACACGGGTAAGGCCGCAGAGTACATGGTCAGATATAACGCGCTCAAATCCTGCCTGATGATGGCGAGCGGCTATCAGGAGGGAACAACGTGAACGAAGTCATCACATTGATCGGCAACGCCGGCGAGCGGGACGTGTTTTGCCGTCTGGCGAGCATTGGCCAGAGGGAGTACTACGAGGCGCAGGCGGTCGATGTCTACCCGGAATGCAAGTTCATTCTGGCGGACTATCTGGAGTACGAAAACGAGCGGCTGCTGGAGTATGACGGCCAGCGTTACCATGTGCTGCGTACCTACCGGAACGGTCAGGAGCTGGAGATCACGGTCGCGCGTGCGTCTGCGGAGGAGGGCGGTATCTATGGTTAAAAGCATCCAAGTGGGCAATCTGCCGGCTGCACTTTCTGATGCGCTGACCGTGTATGCGCAGGATGTGATTGACCGTATCAATGATGTGGGCGAACAGTCAAGCGATAAGCTGAGAAGAATCACGAGGGCAACTGCGCCGCGTTCTAAGCAAAAAGATAGCTCATTCTACAAGAATATAGCTGTAAAGGCCGAAGATGCTGGCAACGGAATGAAGCGATATATCTGGTATGTGAAAGCCCCTGACCATAGGCTGACGCATCTGCTGGTGCATGGTCACGCGACCAGAAACGGCGGCCGCACAAAGGCGAATCCATTCCTGAAGAACGCGCTCGACGCTGTTTTACCGGAATACGAGCGCGCCGTGGAAGAAGCGGTGAAGGAGGCTGGACAAAGTGATTGAAGAGATCCTGACTGCATCCGGCATTCCTTTTCGCCAGGGCCGTTATTTGAATCCGCCCTTGACGACCTATGCCGTCTATTTCGATGACCAGGAGGTGGACGGGGCAGACCCGGAGAGCGGCGCGGCGCCGATGGTCGTGTGCCACGATGTTTCCGTCGAACTGTATGAACCGGAGCGAGATCCGGAGGCGGAAGCGGCTATCGAGAGCCAGCTAGCGGCGAGGGGCATTCACTGGACAAAGGCGGCGCGGTACTGGCTGCAGAGTGTGCAGCGGTATCAAACTGTCTACGATTTTGAATTCTACGAAAAAAGGAGGGCCACATAATGGCTAAGAGAGACAAAGATACGGTTACGCTGGGGTCAGGCAAAATCTATCTGCAAACATTCAGCGAGTCCATGCCGACGGTAGATGCACTGTGCGTGGAAAGCAATCTGCTCGGCTATATCAAGGGCGGCGCGTCGCTGGAATATACCCAGGAGACCTACGAGGAGAAAGACGATCTCGGATATGTGTCCAAGATCATCACGACCAATGAGGAGGCTGTGCTGAAGTGCGGCCTGCTGACATGGAACGGTACGACGCTGAAAAAGCTGCTTGACCGCTGCAGCAGCACAGAGGCATCCGGCAAGCGCACGACGAAGATCGGCGGTGCCGGCAACGCACAGGGCGGCTATTATGCGATCTGCTTCCACCACGAGGATAAGACGGACGGCGACCTGTGGATCCTGATCAAGGGCAGAAATACCGCCGGCGCGACGCTGACGTTTGCGACGGACGCGGGCACGACCGTGGAACCGGAATTCAAGGCGCTGCCGCAGGATAGTGACGGTACGCTCGTGGAATTGATCGAAGAGATTCCGACGGCTTAATTTTGACAGCGGGGCTTTCACAGCTCCGCTGTCCCTTTTATGGGAGGAGAAGTGACCATGCCGAAAACAATCAATTTCAACAGCATCAACCGGCCGTATCTGCGCCTGATCATGCAGGACGATGCGCAGACGACCATTGACGTGACCACACCGACCGAGGCGATGGTGGAGGAGCTGACGGCGACTGCGCCGGAGCTGGAGGACGTGCTGAAGACTATGGATGCGAACAGCATCCGGGCAGTATACGATCTGGCGGCGCGACTGATCTCCTGCAATCTGATGGGGTTGCCGGTGACGGTGGATGACCTGCGCGGCAAATACCGCATGAATCTGGACAGCCTGATTGTGTTTTTCAGTGCCTATGTCGAATTCATTGAGGAGCTCACAAAAGCAAAAAACTGATGCTCCCGTACTATCCGCAAGCAGATAGTGCGGGAGGCCATCAGTACGTCATCACGTCCTGGTGGAAACGGCTTGTGTCTGCGTATACTGGCCTGAACTTTGTTGAGGTCGGACAGACGGACTATTTGCAATACCTGATCTGGCGGCGCGATGCGTATATCTACGAACTGAGCCGCACAGAGGCGGGGCAGGAGTATCTGAATAACGCCTGGCGCATGGAACAAACAGAGCCAGACCGGGCGAAATTGCGCCAGAAGATTGGAGGGAATGCGGCGCATGGCAAACAATAAAATCAAAGGCCTGACGGTCGAAATCGGCGGCGATACGACGAAGCTGGGCAAAGCGCTGCAGGAAATTGAAAACAAGTCGAAAAGCCTGTCCGGTGAGCTCGGCCAGGTGAACCGGCTGCTGAAAGTAGATCCGGAGAATACTGACCTGATTGCTCAGAAGCAGCAGATCTTGAGCGAGGCTGTGGCCAACACCGCCAAGAAGCTGGAGACGCTGAAAGCGGCAGAAAAGCAGGTTCAGGCGCAGTTTGAGCGCGGCGAAGTATCTGCTGATCAGGTGCGCGAGCTGCGCCGCGAAATCATTGCGACCGAGCAGAAGCTGGGCGGCTATGAGCGAGCGGCTCAAGAAACGGCCGACGCGATTGAGCAGCTCGGCGGCGGCGCGGATGGTATCAGCGACATCGGGAAAAAGGCCTCTGCCGCGGCTCGTCACGTGGGAGACTTGTCCGATGCGACGAAAGATGCCGGCGAAGGTCTGGATACGGCCGGCGTTGCGGCGGGCGTATTTGTTGGCAATTTGGCCAGCGAGGCGTTCGGGAAAATCGTCGACGGGCTGAAAGAGTGCATCGAGGTCACGCAAGAGTATCAGACAGCTATGGGCAAGCTGGACACAGCGTTCACGACAAACGGCTACAGTTCCGAGGCAGCATTGAAGACCTATAAAGAGCTGCAGGGTATACTCGGCGAGACGGATCAAGCCGTCGAGGCGGCCAACCATTTGGCCATCCTAACCGATAACGAGGCGGATCTGCAGACGTGGACGGATATCTGCACGGGCGTGTTTGCTACCTTTGGAGATTCGCTGCCGATCGAAGGCCTGACCGAGGCGGCGAACGAGACCGCAAAGGTTGGGCAGGTTACCGGCCCGCTTGCGGATGCGCTCAACTGGGCGGGCGTGTCCGAGGATAAATTCAATGAGAGCCTGGCCGCGTGCACGGACGAGCAGGAGCGCCAGCAGCTGATTATGGATACGCTCAACGGTCTCTACAGTGAGGCATCTGATGCCTACAAGGAGACAAATGCCGATGTGATTGCGGCAAACAAGGCAAATGAGGAGTGGACGGCATCCATGGCGGCGGTCGGCGCGGAGTTTACGCCGTTGATCGCCGAGGTGAAGTCTATGGGCGCGGAGCTGCTGGATAAGGCTGTCCCAGCTATTCAGTGGGTGAAAGACAATCTGCCGGAAGTTGTTGCTACGATTGCCACACTGACTGCCGGGATCACTGCGTTCAAGGTGGCACAGCTCGCCGCGATCGCGTCGGAGCAGGGCATGACGCTCGCGCAATACGCTGCCACACAGGCCAAAACCGCAGCCACAGCGGCGCAGAATGGCCTGAATGCGGCGATGAAAGCGAACCCAATCGGCTTTGTTATTACTGCTATTAGCCTGCTGGTGACTGCCTTCATGTATCTCTGGAACAACTGCGAGAGTTTCCGCGTGTTCTGGCAGAACCTCTGGGAGGGCGCAAAATCAACATTCCAGTCGGTTTGGACGTGGCTGTCGAACTTTTTCACGGTCACGATACCGGATATCTTCAATACCGTGATCAGCTTTATCAAAACCAACTGGCAGGCTCTTTTGCTCCTGCTCGTAAATCCGTTCGCAGGCGCGTTCAAACTGATCTATGACAACTGTGAGGGATTCCGGACAAAGGTCAATGAAGTGGTGAGCGCTGTCCTGAATAAGCTGCGCGAGCTCCCGTCGCAAGTGCTGAGCGTCGGCCGTAATCTGGTGGAAGGTCTTTGGAACGGCATAAACGATAAATTTACGTGGCTGATAGAAAAAATCAAGAGCTTTACTGAGTCGGTGCTTGATAGAATCAAGCACTTTTTTGGCACCCATTCGCCATCTACGAAAACTGAGTGGATCGGTGACATGCTCGATCAGGGCCTCGCGAGCGGCATCTTGGACAATATGCAGGATCCCGTGCGGGCCATGCAGCGCGTGAGCGACGGCGTCCTCAGTGCCGCCGGCGGAACGTATCAAACGCAGATGTCGGCGATGCAGGCGGGCGCATCTGCGGCTGGGAATGTCGGGATTTCGGCCGTGCTGGAGCGCATGGACCGGCTCGAGCGCGCCATCACGTCTATGCAGATCTATATGGACGGAAACGCTGTGGTCGGCGCCGTTGCGCAGCGTATGGATGCGGCGCTCGGCGATATTTACAGGCAAAATGAAAGGAGGGCGGTTTATGGAGTTTGACTGCAGGATTGGCGGAGTTAAGTACGCTGGGCTGGAACTGCTGGATGTGCAGATTAGTCTGCCGACCGTGAAAACACAGCAAGAAAGTGTCCCGGGTGCTGATGGTGTGATCGATCTCACTGATGTCCTGAATGGCGGGCCGGCCTATGGAAACCGGACAATTAAACTTCGGTTCGGATTCGACCCATACGGGAGCTTTGACTTCTATGCATTTGTAGGTGCAGTGCACGGTAAACGCTTGAAGCTGGAACTGGGCAACCGGAGCGGTTACTACATGGGACGCTTCACGGTTGGAGACATTGACAAGAGCAAAACGACAACAATGTTTGATGTAACGATCGACGCTGATCCGTACCGACTGGAATCGGCCGAGACAAGCATCTCCATTCCGTGCTTGGCAAGAACATCTAACACAATGATTGACGGCACCGCAACTGTGCACAAAGCGTGGGCAACCGGTGTGGCACAGGTGTACGGCACAGGTGCGGATACGGTGCTGTCTGTTTACAGCAACAAACCATATACAGGCGAGTACCGGCAGGGCGCGATTTTTAAACTGCCATGGCCCGAGGCGGGGAGCTGCCTGGTATCAGCTGATGTGGAAAATGGGTGGTACGGCGTTTGCGATGAAAATGGGACAGAATACACAGCTAGTGAGTCCCGCTGGATTGAGACTGTTCCGGCCAATGGTCTGTATATCATGCTGTTCACATACGGCGGCGCGGCGCACTACGGAAAACTGCGCAATATTCAGGTGTTTAAGGCGACACCAGCCTCGCTGGCCGGATTGGCAAGTGATCGGATGCTGTATCCGACTGTGACATGGACAGGAGACGTGACAACAATTGTGCCATGCCGCCGGCCGCTGCCGCTTGCGACGCTACGCGGGAACGAAAAGACAAGCCCGTATTTGCAGATTCAGCGGCGCGCGGCGGATTACGCGTATGCGATTGGTGATACAGCAGGGACGGTCTCATTAACCGGAAGGAGGGGGTGGTTGTAATGTACGCGGGATATGTTGATGATCGGTTGCTTTTCTCGGCTGGTATGGCCGGACACGAGATATCAGCTGGTACACTCCACAAGGAAATCGGCAAGTGCGATTCGGCGACAATCAAGCTGCCGCCGAGCAATTTGATGCGCGATACTCCCATAAAACGCGCGTCTATCATCAAAATCTGCAAGGATGGGGTTACCGTATTTAAGGGGTGCGTTGCGGATACGTCGATGGATTTTGCCGGAAACAAGACATACAACATCGATGGCGCCATGATGTGGATGAAGGATATTTGTAAGCCACCGTTCACCATGACAGAGGAGACGATGCTGTACTATGCTACCGCAATTATCACACAGTACAATGATGTGTGCCGCGCGACCAAGCAAATCCAACTCGGAACGGTTGATGATACGCTACCGACTTTGGCCGTGGAGCAGACGGAATACAAGTCTATGCTATCGTTGCTGCAGGATGCTGCGCAGGCAATAGGGGGAACTCTGTGTATCCGTTATGACGGGGATGATATCTTCTTGGATGTCATTAAAGCATATAATCACAGGTGCGCGCAGCAAATCGAGATCAGCAAGAATTTGCTCGATCTCACCGATCAGATCGATAGTGCAGATCTGATTACACGTGTATACCCACTAGGTAAGGGTGGCTTGACGATTGCCAGCGTAAACAATAATAGTACCTGCCTGATTAACGCTGATGCGGAGGGGCTGTACGGGCGCATCGACGGTACGCTGCGTGTGGACACGGATGATGCAGATGCGCTCAAGGCACAGGCAGCTGCCTACCTTGCACAGTATTGCGGCTTGTCGCATGGCATTCGGGTGACAGCGGCAGATTTGTCCGCAGTTGATTTCAAGCTGGAGTCGTATCACATTGGCGACAGCGTCCGAGTGGTGTCTCCGCCACACGGAATTGACACTATTATGCAGGTAACCAGTATGGACACAAGCCTTGTTAGCGAAAAGGATACCATGGTGCTTGGATGGTCGAACCGGACGCTGACCGGTGCCGTCGCCTCCGGCGGCGGCGGATCGTCGAGCGGCACAACAACCTCCGGCAGTGGTGGCACGATTGACGTGGACGATGCACTGTCGCTAGATAGCACCAATCCTGTCCAAAACAAAGTTATCACTGCCGCACTGGCCGGTAAGGCCAGCACGGCAACGGCCACACAGTCGGCGGCTGGTCTGATGTCTGCCGCGGACAAGACCAAGCTGGACGGCCTGACTGCCATGACGGCCGACGAGATGCGCGCAATCTGGAACGCGAATTGAAAGGACTGATAGTATGGACGAATCCACATACGTAGGGCCGACCGCGGCCGCGAAACTTGCTGCGCTGGCAAAGGCGGAGCTGAGCAAAAAGGCTGGAAAGGACGTCGCCACGGCCGAAGCTGACGGCCTGATGTCCGCCACTGACAAGGTCAAACTGGACGGCGTTGAGGACGGCGCGACCAAGACCATCGTGGACGACGTCATGTCGGACACATCCACCAACCCCGTGCAGAACAAGGTGGTCATGAAGTACATCGACAGCCGCGGCTCTCTGCCGCCGGTCAGCGATAAAAACGATACGATGCTGATTCAGGTCGTGCACGGGGCCTATGCGCTGCGCGCCAAAGAATCCATCTTCCCAGTCGATGACGCGCTGGACACCGAGTCCAAAAACGCCGTGGAAAACTGCGTGATCGCGCGCCGTTTTGAGCAGCTGAGAGGGGTCACGCTGCCTGCGACCAGCACGCGCGACGGTCTGATGTCCAAGGACGACAAAGCCAAACTGGACGATATTGAGACTGGCGCGAACAAGACGGTTGTTGACGCGGCGCTTGATGCGTCCAGCACGAATCCAGTCCAGAACAAGGCCGTCAAGGCCGCGCTGGATAAAAAAGCGGACAAGACGGCGTTGGATACCAAGGCAGATACCACCGTTGCTACGGCCAGTGCAAATGGCCTGATGTCCGCTGCCGATAAGAAAAAATTGGACAGTATGTACGACATTGTCGCTACATCCACGGATGGAGAGACATTTGACATTACACCTGCACAGTTGCATGAAAAACTGAAAGGTGTTCCAACCACCTACGCGATCAAGGTTGCGGATACAATCATCCCGTTGCATCAAGTGAAGTTGCCGGGTGATGGGAGCACCACGTATGTTTTCCAAATCACAAAGTACAATGGTTGGAACCCAACTACAAGACTGTCGTATACTGCATCGGCTGGCGGTACATCTTTGGGTACAAAATGGATAAAGTCCGAATATGATTTTCTTGCAATCACTCCTGGCCTCCTGAAATTCACCGGCGCTGCCGAGGCGCAGTTTCGCGGTAGAGAAGATGTGACCATAGACATCCCGACAGGAGAAGGTTCTGTTCGGTACGATGAAACGCAAAAACTGACATCCGATCAGAAGTTTCGCGCGTGCCAAAACATTGGGGCGGTCAGCCAAAAGCACGCGTTTATCGATGGCGCTGTAATGTTGCAGGCAATCGGGCATGATGACGGGGTAAGTGTTGTAAACATTACGCCAAGCGAAAAAAGCAATGGCTACACGCTTGCGCTTGACGCTGGGCCTGAAAATGTACCGGTGCGTGTGTCCGGCATTGAAACCCCGACAGACGCGCAGACGGACTGTGCGACGAACGTGGCCTACGTCAAGGCAAAAATCGCCGAAGTCGCTGCGAGCGGGGGCGTGGACGTGGATAACGCGCTGTCCGCCACGTCAACCAATCCAGTGCAGAACAAGGCGATTACCGCCGCACTGGACGGTAAAGCTGGAACAGCAGTGGCGACCACGTCCGCCAACGGCCTGATGTCCAAATCGGATAAAGCCAAGCTGGACGGCATTGCGTCTGGTGCAACAAGTATCACCATTGATAGCACTATGTCTGGGTCGTCAAACAACCCCGTCGCAAACCACGTCGTCAAGCAATACGTCGATGACAAGGTGGCTGCTGCTGGCAGCAACATCACCGTGGACGCAGCGCTATCCAGCACCAGTACCAACCCGGTGCAGAACAAAGCGATCAAGGAAGCGATTGACGCCAAGGCCGACAAGACCGCGTTGGATGCAAAGGTGGACAAGACTGCACTGGACGCCAAAATGGACAAGTCTGGCGGAACGTTTACCGGCAACGTCTACGGTAAGTATTTTTGCGGTACATGGTTACAGTCCACTGCCGCTAGCGATCTGGGGCGTACACCGGGCAAGATCGCCGTGCTGGACGACAGCGGCTGGATGTATTATCGCGCCCCGTCCGAACTGTTTGCCGATCTTGGGATTACCAACGCAATCAAGTCCTATGTTGATACTGCAATCATAGCGGCAATCAACAGCAGCTATTAAGGTGGTGAAACGATATGCCTACTAATGTGACACTTACAAATTATATGGCGAACGGTGGGAAAGGTTGGTTTCCGGCCACGCGCGGAAACTGCGGGTGGCAGTTGTCGAGCATCACGCCGGGCGACGGGGCGGCATCCAGTATCAAGATCATCCCATCCGGCGCGGGCGAGGTGACACTGACGTCGGCGTCGCACGCCCTGATCGCGTCGCACAAGTACTACGTTACACTTAAAATCCGCTTTGAATCCGCCGTTATTGGCACGTGCGATTGGTACTGGCCAGTAGCCGAACCTGCGGCGGCTTCTGGTATGGCCGTCAACGCTGCTGCTGGCGCGTGGACGCGCTTGTCAGCGGTGTTTGATCGCACCAGCTTTGCGGACGGGTCATATCCGTGCCGCTTTGACTACAACAACAACGACGGCGGCAACAAAATATTTTGGTTAACGTCCTGCATGCTGGTCGATCTGACTGCGGCGTTCGGCGATGGCAAGGAACCCAGCAAGGACTGGCTGGACAAGCACATAACTGCATTTTCGGACACACCGACGGTGCAGTACGTCGAAAATTTGGGGGAACTGTTTACGAACATCGCCGACGCGATCCGCGCAAAAAGCGGCCAGACTGGCGAGATCATGGCCTGCGATTTTGCAGATCGCATCCGCGCGTTGTGAAGGGAGGACGGCTATATGGTCAGCATAATTGAAGCACTTGTCACAAACAACAGGTGCTATCAGATCGGTACGCCGCTGATACCGCGCGGCATCATGCTGCACAGCGTCGGCACGCCGCAGCCGTCGGCAAGGGCGCTGGTGCGCTACATGGATCAGTACCAGCCGGGCGGGCAGAGCGTGTGCGTGCACGCCGTCGCGCAGGCGGACGGCACGGTGTATCAGCTCCTGCCGTGGGAGATGCGCGGCTGGCACTGCGGCGGGAGCGCCAATTCTACGCACATCGGGGTAGAAATGACCGAGCCGAGCGAGGGCATGACTTACGCGGAGGCGGCAGAGCAGATCGCGGGTACATACCACACGGCCGTGGAGCTGTTTGCCGCGCTGTGCAAGCAGTACGGTCTTGACCCGGCACAGGATGGCGTCATCATCGGGCACGCCGAGGGACACCGGCGCGGCGTGGCGAGCAACCACGCAGACCCGGAGCTGCTGTGGCGCACATATGATATGGGCTACACGATGGACGGCTTCCGCGCGGATGTCGCGGAAGCGATGAACAAAAAAAATGACGGCAAGGAGGACGATGACATGATTAGGTATACTACGATTGATGACGTGCCGGGCTGGGCGCGTGGCACAGTAAAGGAGATGATGGACGCAGGTCTGATCGTCGGTACGGGCGGCGGCAGAATCGACCTGAGCGATGATATGCTGCGGATGCTGTATATCATGTGGCACATGCGTGATAAGCGCTATGGCCGCGTCGTTGACGGCAAGGTGATGGACGTGCCTGCATGGGCACTTGATAGCCTGCAGGCGCTTGTGGATAAAGGCGTGCTTGCTGGCGTAGGAGATGGCAAGCTGGACTTGTCCATGGACATGCTGCGCACGCTGGTGATTGCGGCGAACATGGATAAATAAAAATAAAAACGGAGGAATACATATGAATGCACCTAGTAAAGCAATGGAGCTGAAGGCAGCCATCTCGGCCGTGCTGGCCGGCATGACGGCGTTCTGGGGGTGGACAGGCTGGCTTGTGATCGTGTGGCTGGCAGCGATGATTCTGGATTATGTGACGGGATCATGGGCAGCCATCTCGGCTGGCGAGTGGGATAGTGCAGTTGCACGTGCGGGGTTGTGGCACAAGCTGGGGAGCATTGTGGCCATGCTGGTTGCGCTGATGCTGGATGTCGCGTTGTCCGCAATTGTCAATTATGGTGATTTAGGGTTCGATTTGCCGTTCACATATAAGACGGCTTTCTTGCCCTTGGTGGCTATCTGGTACATTGTAACGGAGCTGGGGAGCATCATCGAAAACGCGGGTCGGTTGGGCGCACCGGTGCCGAAGTTTCTGATCAGCAGTTTGAAAAAGCTGAAAGACAAAGCCGACGAGGATAAATAAAGATAAAGAACGGGCGCTGCCAGTTAAGGCAGCG